GCCCAGCAATGGCAGCCTTTACAGCGTCCATTTCTTTGCGCAGTGCTCTCTGGCCTTTGATATCGGCGGCAGACATTGCGGCGCTTTTATCGCGAAGGCTTTGGAGTTGCTTTTGATATTCTAGCGTAATTTGTTTCTGGTCGTTTATTGCTTGACTTACCTCTTTAATTGCATCCCGTACCGACATATTACCCAACGCGCTAGCAATTGCCTCGCCTGCCTTTTGGCTTGCGTCTTGCATTCTCTGCGCGCCTTTTTCCACCGTCTGCGCGGCGTTGGCGATATTTTTATTTAAACCCGATACGTCTGCACCGAGCGCAATGTTTATACTACTGTGCGCTGCCATTATCTTGTGTAGTTAATTATAAAGTCCATCCCAATAGTTGACACCCCAGCAAATCCTGCGTTATCGTCCGCAAGGTGCACCTCGCCCTCATATTCAATAACTTGCACTGGCACCCCGTTAAAAGTGGCAGGAGTTGCTACCTCCATAGCATTGCGCACCAAATCACCCACAGCAATCGCTGAGGCGTAGGTGGTGGCTACGATCATAACCTGCACCCTCGTAAAATCCGAATGACTTGGCCCGCTCTTTGTCATATTACCCCGATTGCTTACAACTTGGTAAGCGATAGCAGGTAAGGCGCTAGTTTCTGGGATCCTTAGCGGATTAATTCGAGAGCCTACAACTGCAGTAAGTGCTGAGTTGCTGCTGAGGATATTATAAAGGGCTTTAACGGCTTTCACGCTTGAGGGGGTGGGGTTAGTTTGTTAAAAATGTGCTTATACTTTTCAATTTGTTCCTGCACGCTTTCGGCTTGCTGTTCCCACGGGAAGCGCATAAGCTTTTGCGGCGCGATTGGTTTCTTTAAGTGTGGCGCGATAATAGTGGCGGCAATCCATCGGCTTACTTCCCACTGGTTTTGATATTGTTGGGTCTGCGCCTTCCGCATCCCGTGCAATCTCAGGCGAAAATAAAAAGGTGAGCAATTGGCAAAATCTGCCTCTAGCATCAACATCTCGCCGTAACCTATTTGCTTAAGGCGGTCAAAGGTCAACGGCTCGGCCTTCCCGCCTGTTACTTTCCCTGTACTGGTGCCACGTCATCGGCAGGCTTGAAAAATTCCTCTACCGCTTTAGTAAATCCAATGATTGCAGGCTCCAACTCGTTAAAAGCTTTCACCTCATCGGCCAAATCGTCAATATTTGCAAAGGGGCACTTTTCTCCAATCTTGCGATATCCGCCCTGTATGCCAGCAAAAGCACAAGCCCTGCCAAATTTTAAGGAGTTACTCGCGGTTTTGGTGCTCATAACCTTGCCCAACTTTGCAAAATCGTCCACCTGCAAATCAGAAAAAACTTGCTCAATTGCCAACATCGAAAAATAAAGGGGATGGCTAGCACCCCCTATTTTGATTTGCTGCATATTATGGGGTTACAGTGCTAACAGTCAAAGCGCCAGTACCTTGCAAAGACGCTGTGAAAGTAGTTACGTCGTTATTTGGTGCGCTTAAAGTCAAGTTTGAAAAGAAAGCCGAGCCGCTCAATTTAATATCTCCGCTAACCTGTGAAGTCATTACAGCAGTGATAGAAGTTCCAGCTGCGAGGTCTGTGTAAATATCCTTCCAAGAGATAGAAGCAACGCCCCCATCCTCTTCAAACATACCGTCTATATTCATAGTCCAGCCGCCTTCGCCTACGATAAACTCTTTCCAGCCTGCGCTGTCTTTGTTGGTGGTTTCGATCATATCCTTAGTTACGTCGAAGTCGTTAGAGGTCGCGTTTGCGATTTTTGTTAAAGTACCGCTTACATCTTTGTAAATTGCGATAAGTGTTCCGTTTACTACGTTTGCAGTTGCCATTTTATATATTTTTTTTTATTTCACTGTGAAGCCTGCCTTGTGAGCTTTGTCTGCGATTATACGCACGAGATCCCGCTCAGTATTGGCAATAAATGTATCTTTATAAGAATTAAACGCCCTGCTCATTTGATTGTGTGCAGGCATTTTGCCACGATTTGCGCCGTTGTATTCGCGCTTTTGTGTCCCGTGCTCGTAAATATAGGCGTGATATCCTTTGTATCCACCATAAACACGCGCACCAATGAGACGAACCGCAGCAAATCTAAAGCGCGGATTTTTGTCGATAAAACCGATAGAGCGGGATAAATTACCCGTATCGTCTTGCACGTTGTTTTGCGCTAAACTTATAAACTCTTTGCTATTTTTTTCAATGACTCCCCCAACTACCTGCGTAGGCAAACCCAGCGACTTTATTCCGCTGATTGCTTGCTGTAACTGGGTGTTAAAGTTAGTCATTTTTGTAGCTGATTTCCGTATGCAATTTAATATACATCCGTCGTTCTAGGTCAGCAATTGCAATAATGTTGTATTTGTTAGAGTTCCAAACAACCCGATCCGATACTTTTATATTGCTGTCGTATCTGATTGTGAAATTGACGGTTTGCTTATTTTCGCGGCGGTCGGCGTTTACCTCTTCGCTACCTGTTTCCAATTCAACAACACGCGCCCACGGTGCAGCAATCTCCGCCCAAGTTTGGAGTTTCTCGCCTGTGTTGGTGTCTGTCGTTTCGGTGTAGCGCTGAATACTTACAGGCTCATCCATTAGCCCTGCGTTCATATAATTACAGGAATTTTGTAAGAGTCCAAAAGATAGTGAAACCCAAAATTTAGCGGGGTGTTGTTTACGCCCACAGTGATAGCCATACGATTATCGTAGTACTGCCCAATCAATAAAAGCGCCGCGTGCTTAACTGCAGCAGGGAAAATAGTATCTGGCGCAACGTTAGCTGTGCCCACTGGATTAAATCCCTCGCTTACTTCAACAATGTACTTTATTACGTCATCCGTTACGCTTGTGGGCGCGTCATTCATAAAGATATTTTTTGTAAAGTTGCTCATTGGATCAGGTGAAACTATCCAATCGGCAGCGGCGAAGGTTTGGATCGTGTTATTATCGTCAACGTAGTAAACATTATTTACAGCCAATACGCGGCTATTCACGCGCAGATAATTGCCTGAGGGTATACTCAGCCCGTTTATTGGATTAATAAGCGCAGGAAAGCCTGTATAATAGTCAAATCCATAGCGAGCCGTTGCCTTACGCACCGAATAACCCAAATAACCAGCACAGGCCTCTAAAGCCATAGAGATAAGGCCAGAAATATAGGTATCGTCTGCGCTAGTAGTTACGCGAAGGTGCTGCTTTGCATCCGCTACACTAATATAGTCGGTTGCTGCATTTGCAAAAGCTGTGTATTGTCTAGCCTTAAACATTTTATTCCGCGTCGAGTTCGGTCTCTGGGTTTACTGTCTTGCCTTTTTTGCTTGGCTTGCTACTAGTAAGCGCTGGAATCTCAACCGCAACGCCTGCCTCAATTAAAAGCATCGCTTGCTTAGTTTCAATTATCACCTCTTCGCCTACGTTGTAACTTAGGTTAAAGCGTCCTGTTGGGTTTGCAGTAAATCTCACTTTCATAATGGCCCGAGGGCGGCGCAGTCAAGGCCACCCTCAGCACTCGGAACTTTTACGCCCCCGAGCGGGCAGGCTATTAAGCTACGATATCTTTGCAGACAGCAAAAGCTTTAGGCTGCAACAAATTCACATCCATATAAGAATTAAGGATGACATTTGTCAAGCCAGCGGTTGCTCCACTGAAAGGATCTACCACTAATTCCATTCCGCCCCAGTTCGCAACGGCCATCATATTGAAGGCCCCGTAAATCATAGCAGACAATGAGCTGCTAGATCCTTTGCTCAAGTTAGAAGGCACGAGGGTTGTGGTAGCCACTTGGTAGCCGTTCAACTCAGTACCGCCTGAAGGCCAGATAAAGTTACCTTCAACGCCTGAAGCTTGGCGTGGGATGCTTTGCAAAGCACCTTTTACCAATGGGTTAGTCAAATAAGCGTATCCCATAGCGTTGCTATTTTCTACGGCTTTCATCAAATTAACAACGTCAGCCCAAACTGGAGCGATTCCGTTTGCGTTGGTTGCGTTTGAAGTTGCGCCACCTGCGTAAACTACGTTTACGTTGCTGTTTGCGATGATACCTGTAGGCTCGTTAGATCCGCCTCCTTTGATAGCAGCAGCTTCCAAAGATTGAGCCATTGCATTCAACAACCAGTTACGCACGTATCCGTCAATTGAGTTGCTAGATTGCAGCATCAACTGGTTAGAAACTTGGATGTAAGCAGCCAATCTCTTAGGAGAAAAAGTTACCTTGCTGAAGGTAGGGCTCTTTTCGGTAGCGGTACCGTTTTCAGTGTTCCAGCCTGCACTAGGTACAGTTTGAGCAGTTGGCAAATCCAAGTTACCCACCAAGCCAGACAAACGCTGTACGCCCAAACCAGCCAATACTGTGCGAGGCAACAATACGTCGATAATTGAACCTACAGAAGTTTGGATGTTTACGCCACCCTGATCGCCAGAGGTTCCGCCTGTTGCGGTCATATCACGAGTAAATACTTCAGAAGGGATTTTGATAGAGTGAGCGCTTACGCTTACGCCTGAACGCTGGAACTCATTGCCACCAACTGCAGAAAATTCGCCTTCGATACCTTCACGACGGCCAGAAATAGCCATTTCCATCGCACGCTTGAAGCTGTAAGATTTAGCCATTTCTGACTTTTCCTTTTCCTCGCTGCGGCTAGCAGAATGGCCAGCGGCTTGAGATGCCAAGTTTTGCAATTTCTCCAAAGTTTCAACCTCAGCCTTAATCGCGCCCAAACGGGCCTCGATTTCGCTCAAGCGGTTGGTTTCGGTTTCAGCCATACTACGGGCTTCGCGCTCGATAGTAGTTTGCAAGGTAGACAATTCGCCTAGCAAACGTCCACGCTCTTCTTTCAATGCTTTAATTTTATTCATTTTTTTGGTTTTTGTTTTAAAGGTTTTCGTATCTCAATAAAGCCAATTTAATAACATCGGCAGAGGCTTGGCTTCTTTTGGCCTCTTCGATTTCGCGCTCCTGATCACGTAAGGCAACAATGCTGCGAGCGTCGGCTTCCGTGTCGGCGTATGCGGGATAGGTAACAGGTGAAACGTCGTACAAATCCTCAATTATTGTAATTGTACGCTTGCCCATTGATCCGTATTTTGTTGATTCGCTCCAGCGCTGCTCCTTAATTGTAAAAGCAAAAGAGCTCTGGGTGATATCTCCGCGCATAATTGAACGAACAACGCTCATATGTGTAGGGTTTTCGTAATCTGGAACCCAAGTATACTCAAGATTGCCGTCAGCATTTACAAAGACGTTGCAAGTATTGGCTTTAGTGCGCCCTAGAATAAGCTCGGCCTCGTGGTTAAATAGACAGCGGATATCGTACTCTTTATTTAAAGCATTGTCAAACGCACCGCGCTCGATTACTTCCTCAAAATAGCCCAAATCCGTAACGCTATTAATTACGGCGGCAATGCCTCCAATCTCTTTAGGCATATTTTCGCCCTCTGAGCGGGCTATTACCGTACCTGTAAAAGTTCTGCGCTCTTGTTTCATTTTAAATATTCTCTTGGTTGTTAGTCCCCTCGGGATTGTTGTTTTTGTCTGCAGTTGCAAGCAATTGGTTAAT